ATGGAACAGGTGGAGATGGTGAGGGAAATGAAATTTCTCCTGAAATGTTTGAGGTAATGAAATCTGGTATTTATGAACCAGGAAATTCTCCACTTGTCGAAATACTTAGAGATAAACACTACGGCACGGGTTACTATGCAAATAATGGTACTGGAGGGCAGGGAACTCCAGGGTACTACATGAACTCCGTTAGTGACCCAAGCATGACAATATATGGTGGTTCAGGAGGGGTCGCATCATCAGGTGGTGTTCCTGGCGGTGTCGGAGGTATGGACGGAGGCTCAGGTAGTGCTCGTTCAGGAATGAGCAGTATGGCTGATGGATTTGATTTATCCACTCCAGATGGTCAGGCAAAGTATGCGGATCTATACGGAGAGGATAGACTTGCCGATGAGCTATCCAGGCGAGGTTTATTTGATCGAAGAGCAGCCGAAGTTGAGCAAGGGAATCCTGAGCAGGGAGACGCATATGCTGGTATCGCAAACGAGAACTATCGTCTGAAAGAACATTTTGAACAGCCTAAGCAAAATCTTGGCGAAGAAATAGCTAAAGGCATAAATCAGGTACAAGAGAAAGAGGGCGTATTTGCGTGAGGCTCTGGGAATTTGCCAAAGTCCTCTGGCGTGAAGGCTTCCACTTGTCATTTCTTTACACTTTTATAATCGGATTCTTATATTTACTGCCATTTTGGCTGTATCGGGGGAATAAAGAAACACAGGAATGGAAAAGAAGATATCGAGTATGTTTAAAGTGTCCCTTGTTTGATGCTGAATTAAAAAGATGTAAACCATTTGATGCTAGTGAACGGGGCTGTGGATGCTATGTCCCGTTTAGTAATCTATTCTATGACGAATGCTGGGGACGCATGAATTACGGAAGCCCGTTTGGATGGTCGAAATACGATGAGGGGAGTAAAAGCTCCTGACTACATCCGCAAGTTTGTTGCGGAAGAAGAGGGAAATGTTTGGAAGATTCGTTTTTGGTCTGAAATAATGGGTTACAGACCTATAGGTAGCCGATTAGGAAAGGGAAGTTTGCCCAAGTTAGACCTCAGTGCTGACAACTATGCGGATGCTGTGCTATTATGTGATCAATGGAACAAATGGTACCAGGACAACAAGTGCATACGCACATCCTCGAAGGCTCGTTCGAATCGTTTATAGTATACACCCGTGGCGAAGCTTTTGATTGGAATACATTCCTGTACTTTTATGAAATGGGCGATGAATATCCAATCGCGGCGATGCCACAGATTATAAAATACTACGATATAAACTTTGAATCCGTATAACGGAAAAAGCGGAAAGTCCCGCACCCCTTATGAAAAGAACTCCCCTAAAAAGAAAGACTCCCCTGCGTCGTGTATCGAAGACTCGACAAGCCGCTATGAAAACATACTCAAAGCTGCGCCAGAACTTCCTACAGGAATTGCCGTTTTGCGAGGTTTGTGCAAAATCAAAAAGTACAGACATTCATCACAAGAAAGGAAGGGGAAAACACTACCTAGACGTTGATAGCTGGCTTTCTGTATGCCGACAATGCCACGATCGGATTCATGTGAATCCGTCCTGGGCGCGAGAGAAAGGTTACATTGAGGATAGGTAATTACAGATCGGAATCAGACACAGCTCTGAGGGTAATGTTTTCGAGTTTTTGCTCTACTTCCTCCAGCTGTTTTTCTGTATCTGCCTGTACCCTAATTAATGCATTTCTCCACTCCCTGATACGAGCAATCTTATCCTGTTGTGGTTCAGGTTCCTCAGTATCATGGTACTTGGTTGCGATATTCATGGCATACTTTTTAACTCTTTGATTCCCAAAGCATACACCATACTGCGTAACTTAATCAAGTTTAATGGGTTACAAATATCATCCTTAAGTGCGTATCCCCTAAAGTTAAAAGTAGGCAACTCACCAGTTGCTAATACATATATGTCACACGAGTGACCCTCATTTATCTTATCAGGTGCTACGATCAATCTGGCGTTTTTATGTTTTGATGTCTTAACATCAACAGTCTTTCCATTTACTACAAAGTCACAGCTTCCTGATCTTATACCGATATCAAAGGGTGGGTACAACCCGTACGCTTTTGCGAACGCTATCTCTGCACCCACCCCCTGTATATCCATATCCATGGGGTTCTCTCGTGCCACCAGTTTGTCAGTGATGTTATTTGCACGATTACTCCCCCTGCGTTTTGCCCCCAGTATCCGAGCAAACTCGCATTCAGTCTCAGTTAGTTTGATTATCATTTTTGCATGATAAAAAATGCGTTGATTAACATTTAGGCATATAAACCTTAATATCCCTTTCTGTTAATCAGGTTTTGCATGATATATCAGTCTCAGAATCTGGCCCTGGACAATCACACTCAGCGTAATGTTCTTCGCATTCATCACACCAAGGTTCTCCACAATCAGGGCACTCCTCGCATTCCGATGCAAACTTTATAGGTTTCCTTGCCTTGCCTGTCCGTTCCACGCCGCTCCTTTCACTTCCCGTCCTTGCCTGACCGTGCCTCACCGTACCTTTCCCTACCTTTATTTAAGAAATTCGTCCCATATAAACCATGTTCTGTCTACTGGATGATTAGGACATGGTCCATGTCCCTCAGCAGGGCATACATGCTTTGTTGTAGCACACCCGCTACACATAATGATTATTAGCAGCACTCTACTCATCTAACAGTATCTCCTTGTCCACCAATTCATCAGGAACACCAGCCTCAGAAACATGGGAATCATTGGTTTCCACACCCGCGCGTTTTAATCTCCATACTTCTCCCTTATTTCTGCGTATCATATCCGCCTCATTCTTAAATCGGATATCATCCACAATTATCCTTTGAGAATAACAGTCAGTGACCTTCCATCGTCCTTGAGCCTCTGCTATCTTCTCCTCAACAAAGTTTATCCATATTTCAGGATAATGGTTTCGTCCCCATTCTGTCCCCAAGGTCTGCATTAATAGTCTAGCATTTACCCCTTTAGGGAATCCAGGAATATCTCTTTCCTTCTCCTCATATATGAATATCTTCGGTACTATTACCTCAAGCATCTTTTTTATCGGAGATGCTAAACTAATTACCTCCCCACCCATCTGATGAGCAAAGGTAGATTTCCCAACACCCTTGACCCCAGATAGTCCAATTACTTTTGGATATGTAAATTCTGAGCCTTCGCCCGTTTCGCTGATCTTAAATGTCTGCATTGTTTAAATGGTTTTTTTCCTAGTTTTAATTTAGGCGCGATCATGTAGGTAAAATACTCACAAGAGCATTCCCCGTAGCCATCATACTCCTCAAGGTCTACCAGATGTACATTCATTGGATTTCTTAGACTTACTAGAAGAAACCTTTCTGCCTCCAAATGCTGAATGGTCATTCCGTTGTCTTGGAATCCCTGTTCCGATTCTTTTGCCACTTTTATCGTACCCTCTCGTTTCGTCTCTGCTCCAAAAATATTCCCATCCCTGATTTACCAAGGTTCTCAATTCAGCCATACAACTACGGGAAAGCTCAACAGGGTTCGGACCTGAAGGCTTATCTCCCATTAGTTACTCTTCCTTTTTTGAGTCGTAGGCTACCATCTCCTCTACCACTCGTTTAGCCAGTGCGTCCTTGAAATCAGACCCTTCGAACTCCGCTTTCTGCTCCAGATTCTTCAATCGCAAATCGATCTTTTCTACCAAGTTTGCGATGTTATTTATCGCTTGCCCCATATTATTGACCGCAACAATAGAAGCTGCTCCGCTTTCAATAATATCGATTCTTTCCTCGATAGTGCGTTCTTCTTGCTGCTCTTCTCCATCAGTTGGGAAATCAAGCGTTTCTTCCTCTGTTTTACCTTTGTCCTTAGACATTATGTACGTTCCTCATGATTGTGTAGAGTTTCTTGATATCCATGCTTACTTCTGCTTTCGCAGTTCTACCTTTTGGTTTTATAGATATCGATTGATCCTCTGCGTTTAGTGTGATTACAAGTTTTCTCCCATCCTCATCGGTTGCGGTACTTACCCGTGTTAGATTTTTTGTAAGCTCAGTCATTTTAAAAAATTTTAAAACGGTGAGTCTTCAGTAGATTCCGATGTTTGTTGGGCGATCCCATTCTTGGGAGCGCCCGCTGGCACGAATCCAAAGCTGTATGGTTTGATTAGATATTTTGTGGCTTTTCTGTCCTTACCTTCTTTATCCTGATAGCTGTCTATTTTGATTTCAGCATCGCAATATACAACATCGCCCTTTTTTGCGTATTGGGTAATGTAGTCACCTTGCTGACCCCATGCTTCAAGATCGAAGAAGCTTGCCTGATTTTCCCCACCTTTGCTTTTTCTATTTACCGCAAGGGATAGGGTGGTGAGTTGTGTTTCACCGACTTTTTTACTTTCTGGGTCGCGTACTACGCGCCCTAGGAACTGTGCTATAGCTTTCATATGTTTAGTTAGTTTAATCTTGGTTGATTAGTGAATCTTTGGAGATGAGCTTCAAACTTGAGGTCGATATCTCCAACCCTTCCATTTCTTTGCTTGAGGACAGATAATGTCCTTTCCTCAATTTTCTCATCATCTTTTCTCCAGAGTCCCAAAACGATATCTGCGTCCTGCTCCAATCCTCCTGATTCTTTGAGGTCAGATAATCGTGGTTTCCGATTTGGTTCGTCTGCTTTTCTAGAAAGTTGAGCTAGGAGTATTACGGGCACTCCTAGCTCTCGTGCCAATATTTTCATTGAGCGACTAACATAACTGACACGAACATAGTCGCTTTCTTTATCTCTCCCTGGGTCGGACTGAACTATTTGTGCATAGTCTACGATGATCATATCCAGTCCTTTTCGTGCTAGTTTTCTCCCTCTAGCCCTTATTTGCATAAATGACAGACAACTATCGTCATCTATCCAAAGTGTTTCTTTTGCTTTCTCCTTATTGAAGAACTTACAGGTTGCACTAAACTTTTGCTTTTGCTCTGCGGTTGCGGTGTCATCTTCAATTGGTTTGATTGGAACACCTGAGTGATTTACCTGCATTCTTTGCATTACTTCCTCAGCTTCCATTTCTAAGGATATAAAATATAGCTTCTTCTCTTGGCGTAGACATGAGACGGCAGCATCCACCGCATAAGCTGTTTTTCCCATTGAAGTTCTTGCACATACAACAACCAGTTGCCCTGCCTTAAATCCTTGGGTCATGAAGTCTAGTTGTGAAATACCAGATTTTATACCACTGATGACCCCGTTTTCTCGCCTTTCCTTTATTCTCTCAATTGTAGATTGGACAACTTCTGCACCTGATCTAACTTTTGATGAATCACTTTGAAGCAATTCTGTAGCTCCCCTGTCGGCATGATTTAAAATCTCATCAATCTGATTCCCTTCATTGACCATATCAGACAACTCCATGACATACTTTTTTACTTTCCTGTACCTGTAAGAGTCATGAAGTTTATTTAGGTATGCTTTCCAGTGCCCTGCAGTTTCTACTGAATCGAATACACTTCTGATTTCTTCCTGTAGTTCTGTTGGCATTTCCAATTGAACAACTAAATCCAAGCAGTCTCCCTGATCGTTTAATTCAACGAGCTTCTCCCATATCTGTCTATGCAAGGGCAGGGTAAACCACTCAGACCTTACCTGATCCATTGCTTCATGCAGTGCCTCGGTAGATATACCGCAACACGCAAGAAGACCTCGTTCTGCGTCAAAATTTTCCAATGTTTTGTTTGTATTCTTGAATGTAATAACCATCTATATCATCTATGCTTTGCACATCCCTTAGCTTGCCGTACCAAGAGGGACGCTCGTCTTTTACCCAGTTTAAAAAGTCCTGTAGTTTCAGGTTTGTTGTGTTATCAGTCTGAACAGGTCGCCAATCAGCATTGTTCTGTTGGAATGTTGTCAGACAGCATCCCCAGTTCTTAATTGGTGAACCACTGCGTAGTTGCCATCCTTTTGACTGATAGTGTTCGTAGAAGATTTTCGCTTTTGGCTCAACAGGCTCAGGTACTTGTCTTTGTCTAAAAAACTGGGTTACCTCTTTTATGTCTTTTGGTCGTGAGCCTTCACCAAGATGCTTTTCTTTCTTAGTAGCTGTGACTCGTCTTTTTTTCTTAGGCTCCTCAGCCTGTATATCTAAACGATACTGAGCTAGGGCTGCCAAAAAGACATCCTGCTTGCTCTTCATACCTGTTACGCTCACCAGCTTTTCAAGCCTAGCGAATGCTAAAGAATCTTCATCTATTGTAATACAAATTCTCATACATCAAAATCCTCTAGGTCATGGGTTGCGTAAAGTTTCACTCCAATCCCTGGATTTTCTGATCTTACTTTTATGATTCTAACATCGACTAATTGTGAGTCTCCTTTTTCAAAGAAATTTAATCTTTCCATGATATCCTGAAATACTTTGAGTAAATTATCTGCATCAGGCTTTTTATCGTGATATACCCATCCTTTTTCCCTGATTGCTTTTCTTTCTGTCTTAAGAAAGGGCAGGGCATATCTTACTTCCATACATAGTGGCCCATCTAATGCCTTGAGCGGAACATATGGCATGAGCAGACTCATAAACTCATTGTGTAATGATTTCCCACGAGCACTTGTGTAACTAAATGGCTTACCATTCTTACGCACACCAACCTTTTTAGTTGCCTGCCCAGTTGAGCGTGGTGGTCTGCAATTTATCCAAAATCTATACATCAAAAGAATCCATTATTAATGCCATTACAACAAGGGTTAGGATGATAAATGTGCATAGCTCGATCATACCCTTGAAATGCTTTTAGATTTCTCCTTTTGAGATATCGCATTTTCTAATCTTGTGCGTAACTCCTCTTTTGCCTTCTTGGCAGGGAGTCCTGTGTATTTCTGCCAAGCCTTTATCAATGCAGGTTCTTTGATCGAGCAGCACCCCAAGAATTCCTCGATACTGAGATTAGCATCAAATAGAATTTTCGAAGCTTCAACAGGATTATAAGTAGTAATTTTCCCAGTTGAACGAAGCTTGAAATCAGGAACCTCAATGTCTTTTTCAAGCCTAGCCCTGACCAAGTCTTTAATTTCCTTAATAAATCTCTCCAAAAGGGGTGCAAAGCCCATTTTTTCAGATAGTTCTTCATTACCAATAGCTTCCATCTCAATTTCATCTTGTGTATTTTTCTTTATGTATTCGTACGCCTCTGGACAGTGAGCTAACGCTTTACACCATCTGCATTGATCCGCACCCGCCGTTCTTTTTGGATTCTCCCCCATCGCCTCGTCTATTAGCTTTATGAGATTCTCCCTTAAAATTTTTATGGATTTAACATCCAATGATGCTTTGGTTACTTTTCCTAGCATCGGTTGTACTAACCCAAGGTATACTTTTTGTAGCTTTGGATATTCTTCTAGTAGCAGAACAGAGTAGATTTGTAGCTGTCTGTTAATCTCTGCTGGTGCATGATATCCAAAGAGTGTTTTATAATCTATGATTGATGCGATTGTCTGATCTTCTGATACCTCAAAGAAGTCTATCTCGCCTGAGAACTTTGGTTCTCCTTTTTCTTCCAACCATATTCTTTTTTCCCGTACCACATTTCCATTTACCTGAAATTCCTGACGAAGCTGTTCGGTCATTTTCCTAGCTGTTGTCACCGCAAACTCTACATGATCAGGTAAATCATCTTCAGCTGTTTCCTCAGACAAATGCCAATGTATCTCTGTTCCCAAGTTTGCATCATTGTCATCTTTGTCAGGAAAGTTCTGCTGTGCCTGATGTCTACCTATACAGTTTCTTAGGTAACCAATGGATGAGCCAGAAGGGTAGGCTATGCCTCCTTTTGCTCTTTTGTCTACAGGTTCAGCCATGCTGTGTCTGCTTGCTTAAAGGTTTCTACGACTTCAGGTGCTGTTGGGTCATCGGCTCCTTGCTCAGCTATCTCGTCGATTGGAGCAGGTCTGAATACATCTAGTGCATCATCTATTCTCTGTGCCCACTTTTTGGTTGTTACCATTTCCTGAAGCTCGACTAATTCATCTTCCTTCAAATCAGAAAGTAATCTACCGCCATACTTTTTGACTGCTGTAGGAATCGCTTCCTCAATTGGATTGTCCGTACTTTGACGAACCATGCCCTCAATGACTGAATAATTCTTTTCCACCGACTCCTCTAAATGCTCTTTAGTTTTTTTTTGAGTATCTTTGAAATCGTCAGCTTCTTCCTCGGAGTAAACATCACCATGAAGACCAACCAATTTCAGGATTACACGATCCTTTGCCCGTTTCTCAGCCATCGCAAATGGATATGAGTTCTTGTTATTGTACGCTGTGGCTTCCCCGATTGACCATTCAGTCTTATCCCCCAGATGCCCCTGTACCATAATTATGCAGATCTTCTTTTCAGCAGATGTTTCAATATATTCAGGAAGATCAAACTTTACGCCTTTGAACGCTGCAATCTTCTCCAAAGACTTGTGCTTCATGATCCATGTGCCTTTTCTTTGTGGCAACTCCCAGCATGCTTCGCTTGAACTCAAATCAATCTCTTTACAGATTGCTTTTACATTTTCAGGTATATCAGACATCTAAATCTCCTTTCGAAATAAGAACAGGTTGATTAATTTTTTTTACCTCACGGATTGATACTAAAATTTTTCTACCCAAAGGTCGCTTGTAGGCAGATAGTCTACCCTTTGCTATTAAATCACGGACAGACTTTGGCGTTTTGTATCCTAGTATTTCAGCGGCTTCTGAAACCTCCACTAAATCATTTTCTTTGCTTTCCATATCACTCATACATTTACGAATATGGAAAAAAGTTTTCTAAACAAGAAAAAAATGAAAAGTAATCGAAATAAATAATTTACTATCTAATAACTTGACATACTCTAAAATATTTGCAAATAACTTAAAATACAAAATATTAAAAAATAACCATCCCGCCCCATGAATAAAATTACCCTAATAGAAAATAATGAAACTCAATCTGATTTCATTGTAGATTTTCCATTAAAAGACATTGCAATTGACGGAAAAAGTATCCGTGAAATGGATAAACTTTGCAAACAGTTGCGAACATTATGCTGGGTATTTGCGTTCATATCTATTTCAAAGTTTTTTTATATTATATATCAAAACCGAGAAATCCCTCCCCACAACAAACAAGATACCCTAATCAAAAACAATGAGTAAACAAATCACACTTGGAGTCCGCTTGCCCGAACAACAGTACAATGTTGTTAAAGGACTCGCAGAAGAACTAAATATGTCTCTATCGCAATTCGGAGAACAAGCACTTCTTAGTTGCTGTGAGATAATTAGATCAAAAGATAAACCTGAACTTACAAAGTTTCTTAAAGGAAGTAGGTTTTGGGTTCATGAGGCTAACGAAAGTAAGCAAAAATTTTGATTCCCCCTAGTACCCCCTTTAGGGGGTATATATATTATACTATAGTCTATGTATATATAATATAGACTTAATATCGCGCACGCATACACACACATACGCGCGCGTAGGGTGCATCAGATACACAGCTGGTGACACTGGCGTGACACTAGCGTATCACTCTGGTGACACTTTAAACCAAAAATCTGCTTGTTTTTCAGTAATATTTTGGTCGCAATAATGATGATGAAATGTCCTGTGATTTGTATGCCCAGTGTATCTCATTGTTTTCTCCTGACCTAAGTACCAATAGCCATATGTACAGAAGGAATGACGCATCGCATCGTGCCCTAATGATCCTGCCGACCTTTCTCTTGCCAGCCTGAATGCATTGTATGAGCATGGCTTTACCTTGAAATTCTGAATCCAGACTTTCAAATTGCAAGGTAAGTCAGTCAAAGTTCTCGACCTCCTACCTTTCGATTCTTCGCCCTTGATGATTATTTTTTCAGGCGTTACATGCTCCACCCTACATGCCTCAAATGGACGAAGCCCTGCAAACATTTGTAATGCCGTCCTCAGCTTGTGTGCTTCTGGTATTGCGAAAAGAATATCATATGCTTGCTCGGGAGTAAGAATGGGTATCTCTCGCTCATCCACAAGTATTTCCCTGAGCTTAATATTGTAGAATCCACCCTCAGGTATCCACTCTTTCATTCCACACCAATTCATGAGATATGCAGTATCATTCCTGTATGCTAATCTTGTGTGTTTGTTATTACTTGTCTCAGCAAACTGCTTGATGTCCTTGCGTGTCACTTCCGTGATACTGCAGTTACCTTTCCAACCTAAGAACTTTGTCAGTCTTTGGGTGTAGGTATTTATTGATGTAGGGCGTAAATTAGAGTTCTCACAATCCTCCAGGAATAATTCAATCGCATGTTTTAGTCCCATTGATGATGATTTCTCTTCAGATAATCCTAAATCAATCTTAGCTTCTTCTTCGTCAATGAAGTCCTTTGCTTTTTTCTTAGACTTGAAAAACTTCCTGTAGATTCTCTTCTTTTGATGGGTCAGTGTTACCATCCATGGAGAATTTTTTGAAAAACTTACCTGTGTTACCTTAAAATCCATTGTCAAATCATTGTCAAATTTGAGCGGATATTAGGTATAATTGTCAGATATTGTCAAATATTATGAGATATTTAAGGCTACAAAAAAGAGAATTAATTATTTTGTAAGTCACTCTTTTGTAGTTATTTAAGAGTGGTGGGAGATGGCAGATTCGAACTGCCGACCTCATGCGTGTCATGCATTAATAGTAGTAGATAAACAGTGGGTTCGATTGAATTGATTGTCATAAATTGTCAAATTATCTTGCGTTTTCAAAAACTTAAATGGAAAATCAAATGCATGAGTGGTGACATGACAACTAATGATATTAAGAATTATTTGAGGCCTTTGCATGAAGAAATGTTTGATGGATATTTGTGTGTTGGGTTTCGGAGTGGTGAGAATGGTAGACCAATTTTGGTGGGTAGTTTGGGGAACCAGTTAAAGTTTCCTGAGCAGAATAAAAAATTAAGACTATGCGTAAAAGCGATCAAGGATATTATAGATGAAGATGGAGCGGAAAATCAGGAAGGGGTGGGAGGTTTTTAGTTACTTCCCGCCTGTTTTTGTAAGATTATTAGCGAGGGAAAAGATTGGCAAATCTTCAGTCCGTGTATTGTCGGATGAAGAGATAGCTATTCGTTCAGGACTTTCTGTGGATACGGTTGAGGAGATTGCAAACCAAACTAGCTGGGAGCAGGTGCCTATAGGTATTGCTGAAAAGTTTTGCAGGGGATGCAATTTCGACTTCTTTGACTGGCGTGTGAGAAATAGTGCTTATGCATTAGCAAATGGTGGATCGTTTGCTTACTTAAAATGCAGTCCCTTCTGGAAGAGCAAATACTTACCGATGTTAAGGAGATATATCAATGCCAAGAAAAAAGAAGTATCTTACTGAGGATGTAGCTCGGCTCATGAGCGATCATGATGGCGACTATGCTAAAGTTGCTGAGGAACTTGGTACAAGTCGTAGATATTTAAGAAGGTATGTTGAGGATAATCCGCAACTGCGCGCCATTTGGATATCAAGTGGCGATGACACAAAACAGCCAGATGCTACTGAATTGCTTGTTCGTGATAAGCCACCACCCGAGCCTGATCAGAATAAATTAATGGATGCCCTAGAAAAGAACGGCAAAGAGGCATTCATGAATGACATTGCTGATATGTTGAATAATCCTGACAATGTTGGGAAGTTAGCAATCTTTGAATCTTTTGATGACTCAGTTGGTCAACTTATGGGTGAAGCACTAAAGCTTACCCAGAAGATTGCCATTCGTCAGAATATGAGTCTTTTCGAAATAGCAGAAAAGCTCAGGGACGATATTCAGGATGGCGGTTTAGAAGCAGAAGAGGAGATAATAAGGACTCGTCTGTTTATGCAAGCTACTGAGCAGCAGGGTAAGTTCTATGACAGAATACTTCATGGTTTAGACCTAATGCTTAAAATGACTGAGCGAGAGAAAGGCGAGAAGAAGCGTAAGCCAGGATTTAGACCACTAAAGGAGATGGACGATGCCGAAAATAAGGAAGATTGATCCTGATTCGGTAATCAAAAAGCTCGATGAGAGAAATGATACCAAAGAAATTCAGGAAACATGGGCACCATCTTTGTCACCACCACAGTTAGAAATTTTTGATTCAACTGCAAAATATATCTTAGCTTATGGCGAGCGGGCATCGGGTAAGACATTTGTGTTGGGTGGTCATAAGTTAGTTCGTCATGCCTATGAGTCATTTAATGGATTGTGTTTAATAATTGTAGGTGTAAAGGCACAGGCTACCCAGGGGGGTGTTTGGCATAAATTACAGACGGAGGTATTGCCAGAATGGAAGGAAGGTATTGGGATTGATTACACTGATGAGAAGCTCGATTTACAGAAGCAACCATATCTTGACATTGAGAACAGGTACGGAGGGTGGTCTAGGATTTCTTTACTTTCAGCACCTTATGGAAATATACTGACTGACAGAATCAAGGGTTATGAGCCTAGTTATGTTTTTATTGATGAGCTTACCAATCTTGATTCGCCAGCTTATTTCGATGCTGTAGTTCAGCAGTTGGGTCGAAGGCAGGGAATTGAGGGATGCCAGCAGTATACGGCAGCTTGCAATCCCGCGGGGCCAAGTCATTGGGTGTATAAGAGATTCTTTGAGGTTCCGTTAAAGACTGGCGAGTGGAATCCTGATTATCATGTAGTGCATGTAAAGATTCAGGACAATGAGAAGAATTTACCTAAAGGATATTACGATCGGGTCATGGAAGCTGTATCTAATGATCCAATTGAATCACAACGAATGCTTGAGGGTAAGTGGGTGGATCGCCCTGCGGGAAACGCCATATTCGGTCCTTACTTTAGTAAAGGAACTCATGTAGTAGGAGACAGAAGAAACGGAATAGTCCCAGACCCCAACTTTCCAGTAGTCATAGGGTACGATCCAGGATCAGTAAATAACGCTATGATATTCATGCAGTGCTTAATAGGCACAGATAAAAGTATATGGATAATATTCGATGAACTGGTAACAGTGAACAAGAAGATACCCTATACAGCCCTGATACCACAGATATACAGAAAGATGAAAAAGTGGGAGGATAGGGTAGGACAACTGAACTGGCAACACATCTCAGATAACTCAGCATTTAATCAGTATAGAGCCAAAACAGGTAGTTATGATGTCAGAGACTTCGAAGAAATATCCAAAGACAAATGTGAACACTTTGGTTTAGAGCCAATTCGGATGAAAGCAGCCCCTAAGTTTTCTGGATCTGTGGAAAGTAGAGTAAGGTTACTAATGGCTAAATTAGTCAACGAGGAGATAGTTATATCAGCCCACTGCACAGAAGTAATAAAAATGCTAAGAAACCTAACATCAGAAGAGTCAAAGAACGGAAAGTACGACCCATCATTAGAATTAAAACCTAGAAGGTCAGTATATATCCACCCCTTCGATGCCCTGACTTATCCGATTATGTATTACGATGTAAGACAGAGTGTTGTAATGACTTCACCAAGATCATCTGTAATTGAAATTAATGCTTGATTTTTGAAACCCAAAAAACTAGGTTACAGATATGCAAGATGTAGTACAATTAGGAATGAGCGAAGAGCTATCCGAAGTAATGGAAGGTGTATCCGCTGGTGATAAGGTAAAACTAACTTTTGAAGTAACAGTAAGTGAAATCGATGAGGAAAGGTTTAAAGCTACAATCGATATGCTTGACCCAGATGTTAGTGTGATTGGTGGATCGGAGGAAGATGACGAAGAAGATTACGAACCTGAAGTCGAAGAGGACGAAGAAGAGTACGACGAGTACGAGGACGAAGAGGAGTAATTCTGCTAAGACATCGACGCCTGCGAGCGTATTAATTGATACGCATTATGAGAGATTGGGAATAGTAAAAAGATGGGACAGGAAAAGGCTAGAGAGATTGTGTGGGTACTTGCGAGTAACCGAGTACGAACTTGCGAGCCTGATTGGGGTCTTGCACAGGGACTTTGGAAGACTGTATCCGACTGGAAAACTGCCACTTTCGGCGTATCTACTACTCACCATACTGGAAAAACGATATATGAACGGATTTGCTCCAGATGTAATCCACAACCTTTTTGATTTTTATGGTCGATCTTAAATTACTAGAAGAGAGAGGTGTAACCCAAAAAAGGTTGCGTGAAGTTTTTACTGCAAAAAAAGGAACTGAAGATTATCAGATTCGTGAAAAATTGCAGGATATGGTGCAGTCTAGAATCCACGAGGGTATATATCATTCGTGCAGAAATCACTCATTATATCTTGCGGTTGATTTAGCCTGGGATTCACTGCCCATAAATAAATTTACTATTCCGTTATTACAGTATGCACAGGGCAAAATTAACATACAGACCTGTGCTACTAAATTAGAGGGAATTGATCCTAAATTAAAAGATCAATTTGTAGAGTATGATGACGAGGGTTCTATTCGTGATATTTCACTTACTAGAATCTATGAAGTATCCGTATCATTAATCAGATCATATATCACTCGTAGGGTTGCTGCTCAAGTTTCTAGGTTTTCTAATTTATATCCATACTTTAGATATGCTCCCCGTGGTACAGATATGCAGTCTAAAATTAGGGCAGAAGTTCTTAGCCAGCGTGTCGAGATTATGGCAGAACAATTTGATTACCGCCATACATTTGCTCAGTGCATAAGAAATATGTTTATGTATGGATATTCTGTCCTGTTTCCTGCTGAAGCGTGGACAAGGGAAGTGCATTGGAGAAAAACCAAGGACTCACTTGGTGAGGATGATATAGAGTCTTATGTGGAGCGAGAGGGCGTTTACTTTGTGAACCCTCATCCTACTCGTGTAATTTGGGATAACTCTCGTCCATTACAAGCAGTGAATAGTGACCTTGGTCCTTCGTGGCTTGGGTATTGGGATATAGTAAGATATGGATCAGTCCGTGATAATCCTGATTACTTTAATATGGATGAGGTCACATACACTAATTCCCTGCAGGGCATAGTGAATGCATATCGTGATTTCTTTGATTTTTATTATGACCCTAAGATTTTAGCATTTCCGTCATTAAAAGATGATTTTCCATTTCAAAATGAGCGTACTGCTCATACTGGTATTTATGCTGGTGAGGATGAAGATAAAGGGATGTTTTTATCTAATGTATTCATGAGAGTTAATCCAAAGGCTGAAGGTCTTGGGGATTATCCTTTTGATTGCTGGTTGAAGCTAGTAGTGGCATCTGATGAAACTGTTGTATATGCAGAATGGCTACCAAGCTTACCTGCTATTTATGGTGGAATTAATCAGAATGATGACCGTATGGCGAATTGCTCTATGGCTCATGATTTAATGCCATATCAGGATCAGATGAATAATATTATTTACGCTATGCTTCATCATATGAAAATTAGCATGTTTAAAATATTATCTATTGATCAGGATGCATTAGATGATGATGTTAAAGCATACCTAGAAGAATCACTGGCAGAAGATACATTTTATCAAAAACCAAAAGCACTATTTTATAGTGGTGCGAAGACTGCAGACCTAGGAATTGACCCTAAGAACATTATCACAGTAGTCGATGTTTCTAGGGAATTATCTCAGGGCATTAATCAATCACTTCAAAGCTTGTTCCAGTTACTCAACCTTGTAGAGAGACTGATGATTCTTTCTCCACAGGAATTAGGACAGGCTGCACAGAGAGAAATATCTGCTACCGAGGTTAGTGAGATAACAAACTCAACTAATACAATTTATGCCTTTATATCTGAAGGCATTGATGAAATGCGAGCAGCAGCAAAAAAGATGCTTTATGAGCATTTAATATCCTGTTCAACCACCGAGTTTAATGTTCCCGTAAAGCAAAGGTTCACGCCTAAAAGTATCCGTGAGGCAGGGCTTGAGATTGAAGATAGTGGTGATCAAGATGAACTTCCAAAAGGTAGGAATATAATTGGTAACCCAGAAAACTTGGTACATGAGTATTTGTTTTCGGGTAGAGATGGTTCGGAAAGAGCAAGAGATACTCAGTCTGCACAGATTCTTGGTCAGCTTGTTCAGCAAGTTCTTCAGATTCCTGATATGGCTAAGACTTTAGGTAAGGAGAGAATTTTTAGCATATTTAATGAAATATTTAGAATGTCTGGCGTAGGTCATGATTTAAATCTCCAGGTCGACGAAGCAGATGACAACGAGGATATGGAGCTTGGGCAAACTCAGTTTATAGATGAGCTGCAAAAGAAATGGCCTCAAGTGGAGCAGGCGTTACAGAAAATTATCATGCAAATGCAAGGAGCTGGCGGTGCGCCCCAACCAGGTCAACCGCCCCCACCAGGAGGACCTCCTGGACAACCAGCGCCCTCACCCGAAGGACAACAACCAGCAATGGCACAATAAATTATGAGTGAAGAAGAAAAAGTGGAAGAAGTAGTAGATGCCCCAGCTCAGGAGGAACAGGCTCCTGTAGAAGAGTCATCAGATAATGTTATCTTTAATGCTTTGTATGCGGCAGCAGAGGACGAGGCGGAAGAAGAGGAAGAGCAGCGTGAGCCTTACACAGGCCCAACATCAATACATAGTGCATTATCAGAAGAGGCTGTAAATGAGGTTGAGCAATCACAGGAGCAAGCGCCACAAGAGGTGGTTGAGGAGGAAGCCCCAAAGCCAAAAGCCAAAACCAAAGTAAAGCGAAAGATTATTGACCCACAATTCGATATGCCATCCCGTCCAAATGCACCTGTTCGTAAGCCAGTTGCAGACCCTTATGTAAAAAACTTATTACCTGAGGAAAAGGAGGTATATCAAATTAGCCGATGGGCTTCTCAGAATGTGCAAGGTCAACAGGGTCTAGATAAAAAGTATTTAGATTTCTTTAAAAAGCATAAAAAATATTTAGATGATAATTCAGAATATGATTTATCAGATTCAGATGAGTATAAAAAATTTCTGGATCAAAATAAGCCGAAGGTAGATCTTAAAAAGTTTGAGCGTGAGATGTGGACATCCGAAGCTGAAAAAAGAGCAATACAGAAGGTTCAGCCTGAATTGATAAAATTGCGTCGTCAACAGGAGAGAATACAGGGGGAACCTGTAGCCAAGGAAAATGTTCTAAAAGCAAAAAGGGTTCTATTTGAAAGTATTCCCGATGAATCAAGAGAAGTTATAAAAAATTCTGGGATTAAGGGATTAGTTGATCAAAACCCAATTGAAGCAAAAATCATTAACGATTCCCTGACCAATGCACAGCAGATGGTAAATACCTTCTATGATATTGTACATAATGTTTCTAGTTATGATGAGAAGAACACAAGTCACCAAGCACTCAGTGATTTTATAAATAAAGAACAGGAGAAATTTATAAAAAGCGGCAGAACAGTAAAAGGTGGTAAAACTTTTGTTCGCAGGGAAAGAATGCCTTTAGTTCCAAAAGATCAACTGGATAAGTATTATACATTTAGTGATGATGATATTGTTAATTTGATCGCTCTACGTGCAAAAGAATCAATGAGCGGACAGATTAAGAACACAAGGTCAGCACTCGAAAAAGCTGGTTATGTAAGAAATGGAGTTCAGGTTGCCCCTCAGCAATCTCCGCAAGTTCAGCAACCTAGGAAGATTCAGACGCCTACTCCATCAAAAGGGGTTAGTGCTCCAGCCACTGCACAGCCTGAGCAAAGTAACTCAATCCTTAAGTTACTCGACTTGTAATTGATAATCAAATGATTCCTTGGGTATTCAATTAAACTGCCCAACTTTACCAAACTTTTAGAGATTTAGAAAAAAATGCCTGAAATGAGCGCGTAGCCATAAAAATCATTTAGTATGGGTGAAAACATTTAATTCACACATATTATGGCTAACGAAATCTCAAGTTCAGGACAATTTACAACGTCGGGCTATCAGAACACTGCAATGGCACAGCCAACTGCGTCTTCTGCAAGTTCATTAATTCCAGGGTCAGGCGGAAGCGGATATGAAGCTCTTCCACGATTGGTTAAGGTTGATAGCTCGAACGGTTGCACACTTACTAAGGCACATATTAAAGGGATGACTCCTGGTGAGTTTGAAGCCCTTGGTAATAAAGAAATTGATCTAGCTAGAGTTATTGCTTCGGCGGCAGAAGCTAAAGCACTCGGCGTAGAAGAGCGTGGACTTACCACACTTCTTACAAGCTCTGTTCAAAACATCAAACCTTTGATTAACAAGCAAAACATTGCCGAGCAATCAATAATCCTTCCATATGTCCAGCGTAGACAGCGTTCAGTAATGAATGCTAACTACTTCGCAATTGAAGCAGGTGTTGCGGCAGATTCGACTGATCTTAATACTTATCCATACGATCCTTCTTATTTGCCACCTGTAAATTCTGCTACATCTGGTGACTGGATGATTACAATCAACCTTGGTGGTTCTGACTGGGCATCCCCAATCGAAAACATCGAGCGTTACTTCCTTCCTGGTGGTTATGTAATTATCAATCACTGGAATGCTACTGGAACAGCTACTCGTGAAGTACAGTACATTATTTGTGGAGCAGGAAATGCCGACGCAGGTTCAGTATCTAAGGCTAAAGTTGTTCTTCGTCCTGTAGGCTCAATCGTTCCTGCTGACGGAAACTTTAACAGCTTACCAAGTGCTGAAAAAGAAAAGTATCAAGTAACAACTGGTATTCTTCAAACCATTGCCAACAACATCAACGACTATGAGTCATGGTGCAGAAATCAGCCAACTGACCTTAGCGTTCGTTTGCTTGTTAACTGGTTGCAAACAACTCGTGAGTCTCGTGAGGTTAATGATAACTACAAGAAAACTCTTGAGTCGATCATGTCTGGTAAAGTTAATCCTTACCTCTCCTCAATGGTTTATCAGCCACTTGCAGAGCAGAATAAGCTTGCAGCTAAAGTGTCTCAAGACCAATGGAATCGTGCGGTATGGTACAACCAGCCTCTTAGTGCTGCTCAGAAGCCTGAGACTTACATGCAACTCCCTGCAGTTACCGACCCTGAGGACACTAACTGCACACTCGAGTACAAATGTAACGCTCTTGGAATCAAGGCACTTCTTCGTGAAGGTAACCGTGTTAAGGATAACGCAGGAGGAGCATTAAATCTTGATGACTTGTTCTCCGACTTGTATTTCCTTAAGAGAAATCGCGAGCAAGATGGCGACACCATTTCTGTTATTGATGTCATGACTGACCGTTTAACTTCCGTAAAGATTTTTGAAGCTTTCAATAGCTACTACAAACTTCGCTACGGATGGGAAACTCAGCGTAATGCTAACATTAATCAAACCATCGAACATAACGGAATCGTTCTCTTTAACTACAATGTCTATGATATTCCAGATGTAGGCGTTCAGTTGGCAGTATTCCATGACCCAATGTTTGACGACTTGTTGAATGTTGGAAGCGGAAATAAATACTTGCTTGATGGAACACGCTCTGGAGATGCAGTGTTTGATGGTAATGATGCTACTTACTATGCTAATTCACAGCGTATGCTCTGGCTCGTTGACTGGTCTGATGTAAAAATCGGTGTTGCTGGAACTAATAGCGTAACCCGCACACAGCCACATCCAGAAGTAGATCGCTTGTATAGCTGCCGTATGGATTCTGTCAAAAGGACATTTAACCTCCGTTCCACAAAATGGACAACCATGATGGATCGTCCGCATCGCCACCTCATTATTGAGAATGTAAGTGATGCAGTCGAGTTCACCTTGGGAGGTACAACACATACTTTCTAAGCTTTAGAAAGCCTTCCACATCCACATATCACTCATATGCCGACGGGAGGCCTGCATCTAGCGGCGCCTCCCGTCTTTCTTTAAACATGAAACTATTATTTGATAACATTAATAAAGCTTACAATGGATTTGAGTCGTATCAGCCAGTATTGGTTGGTTCGTCTTGGGTAGGAATTGCAAAAGTTGAAGATAAATACGCAAAAACTCTTTTAAAAGAAGACGGTGTTACAGAGCTTAGCGACGAAGATTTTGATTGGTACAAAAAAAAAGTACTAGAGGAAGCGGTGACTTTTCGTCGGTTGAACACAGTAAAACAAGAAGCCAACAAGGATCCAAATGCGGAGTATGCGGAGGAGGAAAAAAGCGCACCTTCAAAGTCACGCTCGCCTAAAAAGAAGAACCCAAAGGACTTGATTCGCGTAGAAGCTGTAGATGCTGAAGAGGGAGAAAATGATGGATAGTCACGGATCGATCGGATTATTTGGAATTATTTCATCTTGGGGTTTAGCAGATTATCATCTTGTTGCAGCAAGTGTTGCTGCCTCTTTGACCGCTGTATACATGGCAATTGCTATAGTTAATAAAATCAAGAAGTGAAAACTATATTGCAGTCAGGTCTTACCCAGAAGACTATTGGGTCTTCCGAGCTAAACCCTTTAGTTGCAGTTGCTGATAATCACCTGCTGGTAAATACTCGCCCCTCTAGGTTCGGAGTATTTAGACAAACCACTTCAGGTGAGTTGCCTTCAATTACTGCCAAACAGTTTAGGATTACAAATGCTAACACTAGCCCAGTTGTGGTCACTCAAAAGACACCTCTTTTAATTAGGACTTTTGATAACAGCATAGATGTAAATGTTGACTCGAATACTATAAGGTTGGAGTCCGTCGATTCTTACACTCCTAATGGAGAGAGTGCTGTTCTTAGAATAACCCATGCTGGAGACTCAGCAGCTTATGAGTCTGTAGAGACTACAGAATCCTTTTTTGGTGTTCAGGCTTATTTCAGGATAAATTCCATTGGTTGGACAAATTCAAGTAAACCAGATCATGCGGTCAAGCCATTCGGAATCTATACTAGTAAGCAAGCTATTGATGCAAATCTACCAGCTTTATCTTTAGGTGTTGGATTAGATACATCGGAAGTACCTGAATTTAGATTGTTTAAAGGTAATGTAGCAGATGAAACTCTACCAGATGCAATTCTTGATAGGTGGTACAGAGTTCAACTGGAAGCAACTGCAAGTAATTCCGAGTTTAATATTACTCTTCATGTAGAAAATCCTGCCTTTTCGGGTCAGTGGTCACCTGTTCACACAGCTACAGTCACATCTACTGGTGTTGGTATGTTAGATGAGATATTTGCTCAAAATTCTTTTGTAATAGGAATGTCAGCTGACGGAGTTTCCTCACAGGATATTGAGTCATTATTTGTATACAGAGATGTAGCTGGCGAAGAAGAGCTACTCCCATCTACAACAAAAGAATATTACTGCGTTAATAATCTAGATGAGTATCGAGTATCTGACGCAGTCACTGGCTACTACACCTCATGAGATGGATGCTAGTGGCTTTATTTATTCTTTTATCGGGTTGCAATAAGGCGACCCTTTATCCCTCGATTGGTGCGGGATTGGGAGCAGGGGCAGGCAGTGTAGGCGGTGTAGGTGGCAGTATTGCAGGCGGAATGGTTGGTAGTGCTGCTGGTGAGTTATTTAAGAATGATGAGATAAAACGATCCAACTTTGATGAGGAAGAGCTTACCGAAATTGTTACTTTGATAAAGCAAAGCGAAGGGAATCAGAAGAGTTGGATAGATAAGTTAGTTTCTGGAATCTATGACATCATAATTATGATTGCAGTAGGTGGATTGGTATTCTTGGTCGCTCCATTCTTGTATACCAAATTTAAGGTTAAAAAACTAATAGACGATATATTTGATAAAGATGAAAACTTGGCAAGCATTCAACGACGCAGTAAATGATCTTTTGCTTGTCGATGGTTCTCGAAAGGGACGAGGCATAGAAAAGTTTAGGGACAGACAGATAGTTAATGGTGTAAGAGACTTACAGAGGTACATACCTTTATTGCGCGAGCATACAGGTTCTGTTTCATTTACCGAAAGTGACCTTGAGGATCATAGTGAAGGTAAGGCTGAGATTGGTGATTTTAATTATAGTAATTCTAGGATTAAAGATATTGTAGTTCGCAGGCTTCCAGATGCAGATCGAGGTGAGGAAACATCTACTTATTTTCGCCCTAAAGTTTACACAGAGTTGGCGAAGTTTAGTCTAATTGACGGTGGCAACTCTCCGAGAACTGCAGGATATCCTGGGAAAATGGTTTTTGAGAATGGAAAGTTTTATAGTGCTCCATTGCTCAGGGATGATGAAACATTAACAATCTATTTTAGTCAGGAGAAAATATTCAAGCCTTTGTTTGAGTGTACAGGTTCTGAGCGAGAGGAGCAGACTAAGCTTGGGGATGATGAAGCTCTAGCTGTTTACCATTATGTCAAGTATCATTTCCAAAGAGATGTAAATGATGATGCAAGTTCAGCACAGAATAACTTTCAAATTTACCAGCAATTAAGAAGATCAATTTTTGCAAACATCCGTGAGCAAGTTGGTTTTAATAATATTGCATCAACAGAAACACTCGGGGAGGAGGGATTCTTACTAGGCGATGGATAGTCGAAATCAATTAAAAACAAGATTCAGCAAGGGTCAGCGTATAGGTGAAGCCGACTTTCACAGTTTAATCGAAAGTCTTGCACATATTAATGAGGACGTTTCGAGCGGAGAATTAGCTACTGGTGTAAGCGTAACAAATCTTTCATCACGGATTGATGATTTAAAAGCATTCGCTGAAGACCATAAAAGCGATTACGATACATACAAGGGTCAGCACCCTACGCTGAGCGAAGTTAAGGACTTAGATGCGCAACTATCTCAGGCATTTGCTAGTGATATCCAATCTGTTAGCGATCAAATAGAAACACTTAAGAATAAAGATACTGCTATCGAATCTGATGTATCTGATGTAGTTAGTGACTTAGCCTCACAGATCACATCGAACTCTCAGGAGCATGATATTATAAATGCATCCATAGCAGATCGAGCTACTGTGTCCGCACTCCAGTTAGCAGTAACTGCACTAGAAGCTTTAATAGCAGCAAAAGCAGATGCAAGTCATGTACATTCAGACTACATTACAAGAGCGGAATCTAGTAATTTCGCAACCCAAGGAGACTTGGCAAATAAGGCTGACGCATCGCATCAGCATCAGGCATCCGAGATAAGCGGTTTAGACGAAATATTTACAACACCAAATGAAGTTATTGGTTTAATAAATGACAATAAGATCAAGTTAGATGAACGAGCATTGCTTGATGACTTTTATGATAAACCAGATGTAGATGAACTACTAAGGATTGGAATAGCATTAGCAAAAGACCAAATCCTAGAGATAGTAGATGCAAAGATCGATCAGCTGCAGGAGTCCATTAATAACCTGACTCCACCAAATCCATATACATTGTATGATGTTGATCCAGTAGAAGCAGAGGCTTTGAGTGGAGTAGAGGCATCTACAGTTTCTATATTTGCAACTTCACCAATTGCGGGTCTTACATTAACGGGAATATTTGAAGGTGGTGTGTTGCCAGAGGTGAGCATTGCTAATTCTACTAATTATAACAAGGAGCTATTTATTGGTACTACAAGCGAGGATCAGGTAATTGCTTTTAATGAAGTAGAAAACCAATGGGAGTGGATACAAACTGGATCAGGAGGACAGAAGCTAATAGCAGTATATGAAACTACTGACTATTCAGTTGTTCCTGAGTATTGGTTATTGAATCCAGATGGTGACTTCACAGGTTCACCGCAAGATAATTTCAATATACAAGTTGTACAAACATCAGATTCAGACCTAGTACAAATCTTCAGTGAAGCTAGATTTTTCTCAACAGGTTATGTTTCGCAAGGCATGGGTTATGTTAGAAGGGTTCCCTGATGGCAAAGAAGTCACTAAATTATCGTCATTTCTCTGTTATGGCAACAGAGGGTGGTCAGTTAATTACAGGCAGTAATTCTGGTGATACTGCAGGTGCTAGTAATTATGTGGAGAAGGTAAATTTTCGCAGAGAGACAGACGGGGAAGTTCGCCGAGAAGGTTGGGAAAAATTAAAGTTAAATAGCTACATTGATAATCTTGGGACAAATGACCCTGTCAGGCTTGTGTATCAGTTTCTTTCAGGTGAGAAGCAGGTATTGATTGCTGCCTCTGGCAGTAAAATCTATAGACTAAATGAGTCCACGGAAAGCTGGGAGATTATTGCTCAAGGGTTGCAGTACTTAGATAGTTCAAGTCATGTGGTTCAGCCACGAAGATGGGAGGCTGTCAGTATCGACGGATTCTGTATTCTGAATAATGGTGCTGACCTCCCGCTTATTTATAGAAACGGATGGTCATGTGCTTATCCTATTTATGGCATAAGGGAAAGGGGTATTATTAGGTGTGGTACAATTACTGAGTACGATGGCAGATTATGGTTAGGCGACGTGACATACATTGATGAAGAGTCAAACTCTGATGCATTCAGGGAATGGATGCAGAATGCTTCACACCCATACGGCTTGCCAGAGAATGAGAGCTTCAGCACACCTACTTATAACTCTCCACACTCAATAGAGTATTCAGCATGGAGGCTCGCAGATAACATTGGTGTAGCAAAAGCAAGTCCATACCTTTTTGGGCAGGTATATAGCGGGGAAGTGTCAGGAATGACTGGTTCTACATTAACAGAAATAAAACTACCATATAAGCTAGGGGGGATAGAAAGCGGAACTAATAGTCTTAACCCGTATCACTCAAATTCATCAATAGAGGCGGGTACAATAAAGCTTGGTGATTCAATAAGGATGTCTATCAATACGACACCTGGTCAACCGTCTCCAAATTACGTGGTATATGATGGCGTAGTATCTTCTTTGTCGATAGTGGGAGGTGAAACAAAAATATCACTTTCGGCAACAGCGACAAATGCAGGCTCACTTACAGCTTCAGGGGATGACCAAACATCGACGAGCACTCCAGAAGTTGGGGAGCCTGTAGAACTAATTCTATTGAAAGAGCCAGATACTTTTTCTGCAGACGCACAAATCCAAAAGGAATCAGCAGACGGGCTAAGTTTTCCAGAAGATGGTTCTCAAATACTTAAAATGGTAAAACTGGCAGATAAGCTTCTTGTGTATAGACAGACTGGTTATTTGGCAATTTCTCGAGGTAATTCACAAAGTGCATATTTCTTTGAGGAAAAATATCGAGGAGAACGAGTTGCTGATTTCAGGAACACGATAATTACAATCGATGAACAGAGGCAAATGTTTGTCGGTTTTAACGGTGTATTTATTGTTACACCTGCAAATGTAGAACCTACACCTTTTCAGCCCTTTATGATGGGGCCAGAGTTTTGGCGAAATATTACTAGAGACGAAATAGAATATTGCTGGTCATGCGAAAATAACCTGACTCAGGAAATATTTGTTATAGCACCAGTTGGAATTAAGCTAGATGACTCAACAGGCATGAAGCTTGACTGGGGTGTTATTGGTTATGATATGATATATGGAACACTTTCCCAGGTCGATACAGCAATGACCTCTGCTTGTAATTTATTTCCTACTACCAAAATAAGTTCACGATGGTTCATTTTATCGACACATGTGGTAGAAAATGAGTCTGACATGTACACAGACAGTGAGTTGCTTAGGGAAGAAGATAAGGAATTTACATCTGCAGGTTCTAAGATCATGAGATATTCCTATGGACCCGCAGTTGAAAACATCTTTGGGAACACTCAGCCATACAGGTCATTTCGTAGGGATGGTGCGGATTACATATCTAGAATTAAGTATGGTAAGAATGATTTTGGAGATAAGTTCTCTGAAAAAATGTTACGATCCTATGCCCTGCATTTATCTGACAGATATGATTATACCACCTACACTCGCGAAGGATATGTGGATGAAGAGTTTACAAAAGACCTTAGTGCTACCGTTTCAATCAAAACATATAGTACAGGGGTAGATGATGGTGATGAGGAAATTAATGAAGTACTTGATTCCTTAGATACTGAAACAATGGTTCCACTTTTTGCACAGGGTAATTATTATCAGGATACTATTGAGCTAAGAGGGCGGGATAATGGTTTTAAAATTCTTGGTAGAACCTTTGAGGTGTCAGGTGTAAGAACAAGGCACACTCATCAAGCTCACGAAGTAAGTGCCTAGGAGAAGAAAAGCTAAACACGCTCCATACAGCGTGGATGCTGGCTTTAATACTGATAATCCAGTAAGCCTTCAAATGTCGCTTGCTCGTTTGCGTGAACGAGTCATGAGAACAGCACAAATTACGCTAGAGGCGGATGAAGAGTCGAATAGTGCTTATGGTGATTTCTTAAGTGGGCTAGGTATAGGGCTGCAGTCTTACGATATTGATGGTTCGGTTGCTGCATTTTATGAAAATGATGCAATGGAAACTAGCTACTATAGTGACTTTTTATTTGGTCTTGATGGAAATACGGTAGATTCAACCACTATACCACAGCAAAACCTAGCTTACTATGATGACTTTGAAGACTCAGTAGGTGGTGATACTACACAATATTCAACAGCACCAGCAGCACTAGAAGTATATGAAGACTTTGAAGATGGAATATCCTAAGAAATGTCAAAGATATGTCTCGTCTAGGACGATACAGGAGAAAATGGAAGTTTCTGGTAAGACAGTCCGTGCATGGGCAAGGCGTTACGAATGGAGATTACAAAAAATTAATTCAAGAGTAATAAGGTATTGTGCGGAAGATGTGGAAAGATCGTTAAATCTTGACCTAGGATAATAATTGCAAAACCCCAAGACTTTATCTAAAATATTAGGTAACACTAACTCCCAACCCAAATAAATAATTATGTCTAGTATATTCCAATTAATAGGTGCTAAAACAAAAACAGAGCTTGATAAGAAGCTTAATCTTACAGGAGGAACCCTTACGGGTGCTTTGACTCTTTCTGGAGCACCAACCTCAAATTTACACGCTGCTACTAAAGCATACGCTGATGGGCTTACCTCAGGTCTACAGACAGAGCTTGATGCTACTCAGGCAGGTGCAGGACTTGGTACAGATGGTTCTTATACAGCTAATGGCTCGGCAAACTACATTGCTTCTGTAGCCACATTACAGGCTGCTGATAATGCTTTAGATACCCAAGTAAAGACCAACGCAGATAATATCGCTTCTAATGACACTGACATTAGCAATCTTCAAACCCAAGCTGGTTCTTTAGCTGCTGATGGTAATAGTGCTTCTTTCAGCGGAAACCTATCTGCTGCTGACTTGACCCTTAGCGGAAATCTTACCGTGCAGGGAACAACAACTACAGTTGATACAACAAATGTCACCATTAAGGATAGCATTTTGAATGTAAGCTCAGGAGCTGGTAATTCCACAAATGCATCCAATGACGGTGGCTTTATCGTTGAGCGTGGTTCTTCTGAAAATAATGCAGCTTTCATTTGGGATGAAGGTGATGACCAATTTAAGGCACTTACTACTAGTGCTACAGCAGCCTCATCCGATATATCCTCAACTGATTCAAGTGCAGCCCTAGCAACCTTAGGTGTAGGATCACTCGAAGTCGATGGCACTGAACTTGGTGATTACCAAGATTTCCTCACAGGATTTAATAATGCCTAGTGACAATATTTGAGCAAATTGGCGGGAAGGTAGGGACGGAAGTTGACTCCCTATCTTCCCGCATTTCTGCTTTAGAGTCAGAAGATAGCTACTCGGAGACTACTTACACCAATGGAGTCGTGAGTCAGATTACGACTTGGTCTACATCTAGTAAGTCCAACCTTTTGCAGACCAAAGCGTTTACCTACACTAACGGGTTATTGACGCAGATAGTAGTAGCAGATGGGTCTAGTGTAACTGAGCTGACACAGACATTAGCCTATGACTCCGATGGAAACTTGGAGTCGATTACTAAGGACTACGCATGAGTTTTTCTGAATCAAGCAACAAGATTACGCAAACAGGGACAGACATTGATCTTAGTGAATTGGATGGAGTGATAGGAGTAACTACTACAGTTCGCGGAAATCACACTACTTATACTATTGCCTCAACTCATTTTTTAGAGATTCAAGGAACACTTAGTATTGATCCTGCATATGAGACCTTGCAAGTGATGAAGCAAGCGATCAACGCAGGTAGTGGACACCCACTTACAGTGACAGGCACATTGAACTTAGGTGTCAAAACTACAGCAAATGGAAAAAATAAATACTCTGTCGGAGTAGGAATTGATCTACCCAATGAGAATTTGACTGGGCAAATGTATAATACCTTTGGGATTTCGTTTGGTAGCAATTCTACATTCTTATGGAATGGTGGAATAATTCGTACTACTGCAACTTTGCGTACTGCAAATGGGGCAACAGTCACAGTCAATAGTGGGATTTTCTACAACCTTGCAAAGCAGGGATCATCAAACACGAACACATCTCAGTTCAGGATTGAGTCCACTAACTCGACAAGTGACGCAAAAATAAATATTTACAATTTAACTTTCGATGGAGAGACTTTGGAGTCTAGGGTCTTCACAAAAAGCGGATGGAATGTCGGAATCTTTAAATTTAAAAAAGGAGGATTCCAGAGTTATAATTCACCATTCCCACCACTGACTTTTGAGAACTTCGACACAGGCCCAAACTTACATGACTTCGACATAATTAATGTTACTAGAACTCAATCAAGTGGAGAGACAATTACCATCAAAGGGTTTTCTGAGAGATTGCGAGTCGCACTCGATGCAGCAAGAAACAATTTCATGTATCTAAAATGCGTCAGACCTATAAGTTTAGTGGTGGAAGATTTGGATGGTAACCCATTAACCTATTCGTATTACGCTAAAGATTTAGACAGTGGCAACAGAGCATTAGGGCCAAAAAGCCAAGATGATAGATCTGATAAGATCTACAGTGGAGTCAACCAGACTGGCAATTTGGACGAAGATGTTTTGGTCGAGGTAATTAATTACATCAATAAAACCATTACTACTGATTCTCGTACCAACTCCAATTCAGAGGTTCCATTTTCTATAATTGCATACAACCAAACTATTACTGATTTTGCCGAAGGTTTAGTTGGACTCGATACTTTGCAAAGCACAATTAAAATGACTCCAGATCAGGTAGTATCTGAAGCATCTAAGGCTACTGTAGATGGGTATACTTTAATAGACACTCCGCAGAAATTCTACGACATAGCAAAATCTTACCTTGTTGATAATTATGCAGGAGAAGCATCACCATTAGTGTCAAGAGATGGTAGTACCATTGACGCAGGCTCTTATGATGTGGTGGTGGATGCAAGTGCAGGTTCTACATTTGCAATTAGCGGTAATACTCTAACAATTAAAGCCACTACTTTTACTGGCAATATTCTTACAAGTGGTTCTGCCACACTTTTGAATAACGCAGAAGTAATAGGAACATTTAAGGACACTGCTGTTCTTCCTTGGGAGGTCACTAATGTAGAAGCATCTGCAACTCTGCAACTTTACAACATGACCAAAAACCTAGAGGTGGAAAATCTT